GGAATCTCTGGGTCTACACTTCGTAAAGAGGACCGAAGAAAATTATATATATCTTCGGTGGGGTATTGTGGAAGTTCGTCTATTCCAATCCAAGTATATGATTGTCCTTGGTAACGTAAAGCATCAGTTAAGTTTTCCGCATACCCAAACTCTATTCTAGCACCTGAAGGAAACTTCCATTCTTTTTCTTGTTCCCTCCATTTAGCACCGGGATAAGCTTTAGGATATAGTTGTTGTGAATGATTAATTAAATCTCTTAACTCAGGCATTGTACGTCTAATTAGTAATGCTCTGTGTTTTTGTTTATCACAATAACGAAGTGGGTCAACCAACATTGCATATGATTTACCTCCACCTCTTGCTCCTCCGTAAAATACTTCTCTTTCGGATGATGCTAAAAATTCTGTTTGTGGTCCTTCATTAGGTTCAAAGATAACTTCTCTATCTTTAATAGCTTCTCTTATATTAGGAGTTGTTTCTTCAATCTTATCTTTTTCAATAAGTTGTTCTTTACCTTCTAATACATTATCAATCTTTTTTAATTTACTTTTTGTAGACCAATAATTATTTTGTGCTTTTTCTAGTTGCTCTTTTCTTTCACGCAATAAATCTTGTGCTGACTTACGAGCTTTTTTTTCTTTAATAGTTAAAGGAGTATTTAAATCTTTTACTCTTCTTCTACCAGATTTTTTTGGTTTAGGTTCGTCTACCAACCTTTGTGTATTACCCTTTTTAGTACTTCTCTTAATCCCATACCTGTAAGTTTTCTACCTGTATGATGTGATAACCATTCTGCAGTTTCTCTATAAGAACAATTATTTTCTATAAATTTTTTTGCTTTTTTAATTAACTCCATATGTTCTTCGTTTTGTATTAGAAAGTCAGGGTCTTCTTCTGATACTTCATAACCATAAGGAATTACTCTAGCATTTTTTCTTCTAGCTATTTTAATTTTTTCAGTCATTACTGAAACTTTTCTTTAATTCTTTGCTCCGCTAATTCTTTTTGTGTAAACATTTCTCCACTACCCATTTCTGTTGCACTAAGTGGCAATGTTAACATTGATAGTATTGGAGTTAATTTTAATGTTGTAGCTATTGTTTTTAAAAGAGAAGGTGACTTAGTTACCATTACTGATGAACCTCCTATACCTAATTTTTTTGGAGTATCTACTACAGTATACTCTTTTCCTAATGTTTCTTTAACAAATGTATTTAATTCTGTTTGACTAAAAGGTTTTTGAAAAGTATTAGTTCCACCTTTTTTCATAAGGAATCCATCTTTGTAAGGAACTCTTGTTTTACCCTCTGTAGAATCTCTAGCAGTAATAAAAGCTACACCATCATCTGATAACATATTTCCAATATTATTGACAACATTTTTTCTTTCTTGTATATCATCTATAACATTTAATACCATATGATTAACTACAGCTTTTTGTGATTTAAGTCCTTCACCTTTTGCTAAAGTATTAACATTTATATAATCTGGATATCTACCTTTTGATTTTATAATTCTTTTTTCATCTACATAAGGTTCAAAAGATTTTGCATTTTTAGATAACTCTTTTGTCCCTGTACCTAATCCAGAACTATAATCTAAAACTTTATCTTTTATATTTAATTTACTTAATATACCACCATACTTTTTATAAGTATTTTTAGTAGTAGATATCTGTGTTTTACTTGGGTCTATTTTAATTTCTTCAGTCATTATTTTTTGGTGGTAATATAAATACTCCGTGTTGAACTTTAGCAGTAATATCTAATTTTTCTTTTTTGGATAAACCAACTCTATCTAATATTTGTTTGGCTGCCTCCATTCTAATATTAGCACCGGGTAAACTTCCGTCTTCATCTAAAGCATTAATCATACCCATACTTGCTCTAGGTGCAAAAGCAGCTAACTGTTCTTCTGCTCTTGTAATAATTTCATCTTTTAATGAACGTAGTGGTTGATGATAGTCTGCATAACCTGCTATGTCTCCTGCTACTTTTGGATTGCCTCTTGCTTCACCAAACAATGCAGTTAAAAATGTTTCTTGCTTTTCTGTTAAAGCTAATTCTTTTTTATTTTCAGGAACTAACATTTCGAACTTTTTGTAGATGTCTTTCTGTTCTTTCTTTTAACCATTCAGGAGATTTTCTAATCCCCATTTTTTCTTCCATTTGTCTTTCTTTCATTCCATTACGAGCAGACTCAATCATTTGGTCACGGCCTTTATGTTCGCCTCTTTCTATAAAGGCAAGTCTGGGTGCAGTTATCACCATCTCTACATTTTTATTTCGTAGTGGCTTTGTCCTATCTTTATACGATAGATACTCATCCCAGACTTTCCCCGTCTTCTTATTTCTATAAGAATATGTTGGCACTATTTTATTTTAATTGACCTTGGTTTTTTTTCTTCTGGTAATTCTTGTTTTAATGTAATTGTAAGAATACCATTTTCCATTGTTGCGTCTGTAGGCTCTGTATATTCTGCTAGTGAAAAAGTTTTAAAAAACTTTTTAGTAGAAATACCTTTATACAGATAATCTTCATTATCAGATTCTACTTCACCTGTTACAGTTAATGTATTATCTTTAACATTAATATCAACATTATCTTTTTTAAAACCGGCTAGTGCAAAATCTATTTGCCACTTTCCATCATTTATCTTTTTAATGTTGTAGTGTGGAAATCCTTTGGCATCAGTATTACTTACAATATCTAATGTATCAAAGAATCTATCAAACCCTACTGTGTAGGGCATATATTTATCTAGTGTAAAAGTCATGTATACCTCCTTGCTTTAAGCTAGATATCAACGACCCCGAAGGCATCGTCAAACTTTTTGTCTATTGTTTTCTATTATCTCTACGAACTCTGTGCCTTTAATTGCACGATATATATTACCTTTAGGCTGTACCTCGTTTAACATGTTTTTGAGACTTTGGTGGACTTTTCTTACTCCCGCTAGGGCCAGACCAAAGAACTTTATTAGCCCAATAAGCAGCACTTGTAGGACCTTTTGCAATATTTTTACCATGCCTTGCTTTAAAAGACTTCCTAGCTGCTGCACTGTAGTTATGACCCATAGAAGCATCACCGAACCGAATAAGCCTTGGTTTGCCGTTTTGGAGTATACCGACTTTACCTTTCTTGCCACCTTCAGTGGTCCTGACTGCAGTATTGAATCTTTTAAGCCCATGCTTTTTAAGAAAGTTTTTTCTTTTTTCCGTTTCGCTTAGTGCCATTTTTTTTAGGTTTTAATTTTCCCACAGCAACCATAATCACTGTTTTTGGTTTTGATTTTTTTGTTCTGGTTCCGTATGCCATTATGCTTTTTTCATATTTTTTTGAATAGCCATACCTCTAGCTTTTTCATAAGATGATAACTTACCATCTTTGTCAAGGTCAGCTTTTGCTGTGTCTAATTTAAATGTGGAAGTACGATTGTTTTTGTTATCGGACATTCCGTTAAATTTTTTATCTTTTGGACTTCTTAAATTCATTTCCAAATCGCTCCTATAATTATTAATACTGTAACTGCAATAATAAACCATTTGGCTTTCTTACTGAGTTTATTCCAGTAACCAAGTATTTTATCTTTCATGATACCCTCCTATACTTTCTTACTTTCTTTGCAATGCCCTTCGGTTGCTTCACAAACTGTTTGCCCTGCTTTGTTCCTTTTCGCTTTGCTCTTGTCGTTGCCGCATATTCTGCAGATGTCAGGCTCTTTATCGCTGCTTCTGGTAGATACCTTTCCCCGGTCTTGGAAGAAGGCTTCCCAGACTTTGTTCTCCATTTTTGTTTTGTCCAAGACTTAAGACTTCTTTGAGATTTTGCGAGTGCCATGTTTTCTTTTTAATTGTAGTTTTGCTCTTTTTGCTATTGCTGCTTGTTGCGGTTTACCACCGAATCTGCTTCTTTGTTCCATAACAGTGAGTATTTGAACTTTCCTAGCATACGGTTTATTAATCTTTTTAACCTTACGAGCAGTATTCTTTGCATCCTGTACTGATGCATATTTGATTCTAACTGTGTCTCTAGGATTCTCATCTGTATATAATCTCCTACCGGAGCCTTTTGGTTTCTTACCTGTTCCTACTTTTGGGTCTGCCATTAAAAACTTAATTTTAATCCTACTTTAACTTTATCTTTATCTGCAGAAAATTCTGTTTTTAAATCTTTTGTAAATGACTTAGATAAATTTAAACTAGCTTCCCCTTTATTATTAACTGTAAAAGAACTATCATATGTTTTACCACCAATCTTTAAACCTACTTTGTTTGTACCGACTAACATCTTATCACTAAAAGGAACTTTACTAATAGCATTTTCTATTTTATTTTTAACATTTTTTGCAACAGAAGTATTTAATACAACACTACCCAAAGCAGTAGCACCTGCTTTTTGAGATGATTTAATTAATTGTTTTTTTTGGTCAGGTGCATCTGATATTTTTTTTAACTCTTCAATGACTCTGACATTGTTTGAATATTTATTATCGTTTGACATTATTTACCCTGTCTATTATATTTTTTATAGTTCCTACGTTTGTGTTTATTCATAGATGACATTTTAACTTTACCATTTCCTATGCTAGTTCTTTTAGGAATATGGATTATACCTGCTTTTTCTTTAGGTTGTTTTGCCATTTAATGTAAAATATTTTTTTTGATATGCATTTAGTTCTTCTATTGTATTTACTTCTGTATCATATTCACAAAGTTTTTTATACAATGTTTTATCATTTAACCAACTTCTACCATTCCAAAATTCAAATCCATCAAACCTAGATTTATATATGTTTGATTTTTCATATCCATAAGCTAAATAATATTTTTTGCATTTGTTTTTTATAGACCAGTCTATTTCATATAGTGTTGCATATGTTCCTATACTTAGTTTTGGATTTTCATAATCCCAAGCAAACTGTCCTGTCAATACATGCTTACTATCAAATACTTTAATTTCTGTAAATGCTATCGGTTTATTTTGAAAATAGTAGATAAAATACTTCCAATCGATATTGTCTTCTTTTTTAAAGAACTCGCTTTCTTCCTCAAAGTCCTTCTCATGAAACTTCTTATGCTTAATATATTTCTTATAAATACTGGAAATAGTAGTGAAAAGTGCATCATCTAATTTATTATATACCTCTACTGTTATATCTTTTTTTCTTAATATCTTTCTTTGTTTTTTACTAAATGTAAACTTGTTTAATAATAATCTTGTATTCCTAGCATTAATCCAAGTTAGTTTATCTAACTTTGTGTAATACCAAGATAACGGAATCCATCCGTTCTCAAAAGCAAAACTATATTCTTTCTTTTTAAACTGTGCTAATGCTAAAGAATAAATTAAATCGTGATTAGTTAGCTTTCCTGTAATGTGGTCGAAGATTAACTTCACTGAGGTCTTTCAAACTGAGTCATGTATGAATCATCAGTTGTAACATCTTCCTCTCTAGTATTCTCTACTGTATAAAAATTTTGGTCTATCTTGTATCCCGGATTTTGTGTTAGTCTTTTTTCCATAAATGCATCATCATACCAAATAGTTCTATTGTTTGGATATGCAAAAAAGTTACCGTCATCCATTCTAAACATGTGAGCGCATTTATGTTCTGGGTCTTCACTAAAGTTTGTATCTAACATAGCTGCTTTGTTTTCCCATGCCCAGTCTATTGTAAAC